CGCTCAACTAGGTTCAACTTGTTGCCCGTAGCTCCTAGCGAAGCCGTTGCCCCATCCACGGCATAGGTGAGATTGGCGTCGGCGGTATAAGTGCCAGTACCAACAGAACCCGTGAAGGTGATGACGAAACGGTGCTTCTTCTGGACTCGAAGCGAAGGAGTATCAGCCATTGACTAATCCTCCTTAAGGCGCGAGGCCAGTGGCCGTAGGCTGGATGCCCTCGTTCTGGACCTGACTCAGTTCGATGAACAGAAGCATGCGGCCAGCCGTGGCATTGCCCTTGGTGTAGGTAACGGTAACGAACTCGTCAGCGGCGATGAACGGCCCGATGGCCGAAGCCAGCGGAATCGAATCAACAGCATCCGGGTCCACATCTGCGATGTAGTCCGTTGCGGTGCCGGAGGATCGACCGACGGAAATAGCGGTCGTGCTGCCGAAAGCCGTGGTAACCATGACACTGAGCTTGTGAACCTGCGTGCCAGCCTTAAGCGGAACACGGTAGGTGCCGCTAGCGTCACTGAACAGCAGTTCGCACTGAAGAAGGGTGGGGACGCGCTGAGTCGTGGACAACTCAGACACGCTGATGAACTTAGCCATTTTTAGTTTCCTCCTCCCTTACCGAACGTAGTGATCGACGGCGAGGACATTACGACGCTCACTGTTGAACGTGGTCGGGGCCATACCGAGGAACGCGCTGATGGCCATGACCTTACGGCGCTCAGCGTTGTCCTCGAAGCCTTCCCACCAAGTCCAGTCGTCCTTCTTGCAGAAGTGCATCGCATTCTGGCCGAGGACCAGAGCGCGGGACACGTTTGCAGCCGGCTTCAGCATCTTGGGGTAGGGCTTGACGTAGAACATCCCGAACTTACCGATGACGCCGGTCAGCAGGGGGTTCTGCTTGTTGTAGGTGTTGGCACGCTGCGCCTGCACGAAGTCAGGATCGTACAGAAGCTGCTCCACACCCTGATGCGAACACATGAGGATGAACGCATCGTCGCCTTCAATCCGCAGGGGCTCCAGCGGAATGTTCAGCGACTCAAGCGCCACGGTCTGGAGCTTGGTCAGAAGCTGGGCGGTCAGCACATCATCCGAACCGATGGTCGCGTCCGAAGTCGCGTCGCCGGCAAAGAGGAGGTGGCTGGTCGCGGCGTTTCCGGTATCCGTCAGAGCCGAGATGCTGTTACCGAACACCGAAGACTCAGTGTTGGCACCAGACGATCCCTGACCGTAGGTGTCCAGCGTGTTGCCGTAGTAGGTGGTGAGACCGCTGAGGGTCAGGATGACCGACTCCTCGATCTTACGGGCAGCCCACTGGGCCAGCTTCATGCGGAACTCCTTGCGGTAGTTCAGCAGGGTGCGCTGCTCGGACAGAAGGCCCGAGGTGCGAAGCTGCTGTGCAATCGGCTGGATGTAGACATCCATCGAGTAGGTGTCGAGGTCTTCGCCGGTATCACGCAGAAGCGCGTCACCTTCGACACCTCGGCCACTCACCCGAGCGGTGTTGGCGATGGTCACGCGATCACCAGCCTGCGACTGGAAGTTCTCGTGGACCTGAATGACGCCGACAGCCTGCGAAGCGTCGGCAGCCTTGAACCGGCTGGCCTCGTCGATGGAGTACATCAGCGGGGCGAAGACCTGCATCTTCTCGGCGTCGCGAACAACGAGTACGCTCCACTGCCTGACCCTCAACGGGTCGTTATCACCGAATACCCATGCCATGGGCTGGATTCCTCCTAGGGGAGGTCCGATCAGTAGTCAGCGTAGGCTGCGGCTTCCAGTTCGGCGTTGGACATCGCACGGATATCCTTGGCCACCCCGGAGTTGCCCCCGGTGGAAGACGACAGACTGGCTACACCTTTCGGACCTAGTGCGTTGGGAGCCTTCTTTGCCAAGATCGCTTGGACCTTCTTCAGGGCCTTCGCTTCCTCTTCCTTGCGGATTTGTTCACGAAGTTCTTCCACGCGGGACTTGGCGAATTCCGGGTCTGCCATCCGTTGATTGCGGGCGATCTCAAGCGCGTACTGGGCGGGCCGGGGATGCGCCAGAATCTTGTCCAGCAGATTCGGGGTTTGGGACACCATCTTGGCGAACGGGTGGTTCGCGTCAGACAGGTTGACGAGTTGGTGGTACTCCTCCAACTCTCCTGACCGCTTCAGGTCTTCCTCGCTTGCCTGAATCTTGCTGGCGAGATTCGCCTGCTTCAGACTCTCGATTTCGGCCTGATACTTGCGGTCCCGTTCCGCCAGCTTGTAGTTGATGAAGGCTTCCGGGTCCAGATACGGATCGGGAGCTTCCTCTACCTTTTCGGGTTCGGGTTCGGGGGCTTTGACCTGTGGCTGCTGGAACTGCTGAAGCATCTCCAGAAGCTGCTTGCGCTCGGCTTCGGCTTCCCTGCGCCGGTCCCGCTCAATCTGAAGGGCACGGGTCAGGTTCTGTTGGATGGTCTTGGGTGCCTTGGGGTCTTCGACCTCAGGGACATCCTCGACCGCCAGATCCTCGATGGTAAGTTCGGATTCCGTCTCGGGAGCTTCAGGCGCTGCGGGTGCCGATTCCGCAGGTTCTACGGCAGGTTCTTCAGCCTTGGGTTCTTCGAGGTCAAAGGCAAGCCGTTCGAGTTCTTCGTCCGACAGCCCCTTGAAATCGTCGCTCGTCATCTGGTCTCCTCTTTAACGCAGTAGGTCACGAACTGAACCGAAGCGGCGGTTCGACCGGGACAATAACGGCTGTCCTCCGTAATCAGGTTGTAAACAAAACGGCAGGCGCCGTCAAGGGTTACAGGATAAATCGCCCCATCGCCCATACCTTGGGCGACTTGATGATGTTCTTGCACTGGTCGGGCGTCTTGATGTAGCCATGCTCGACGAACGCCCGCCACAGAGCAGCGGCATCCTTCATCGCGTCGGACTTGGACTTGTAGCCAAGTTCTTCCCAGCGCGACAGAGCGTCGTTCAGTTCGTTACGGCTCTCGGTAGCGTTCGTCATGCGGGTATTCCTTCCGTTGGCGGCATAATGCCTTGCCCAATATTCGCAGGATTCAACATAGCGGCCATCTGCTCAGGCTGGATATTCAACGCCTGCTCGGATGGATTCATGCCCGCCATACCGGGGTTTGGAGGCGCTCCGCCGCCTCGACCCGGGCCTGCCGGTGCCATTTGAGCCGCTTGTGCAGCCTGCTGGGATTCGCCCTTGGCCTCCTTGACCAACTCCATGACCTTGCCCTTGAACGGGATGTCGCCGACCATGATGGCTGCCTGATGAAGGGCGTTCCGCATAATCGGGTCCTGCTCGGTCTCGGACATGGCCGTAAGCATTTCCATCGCACGGTCGCGCTGAGTCGGCGACCACGGCGCTTCCTCGATGGCGAGATCGAACCGGGCCTGCGTAATGTCGTTCAAGACGCGAATAGCCCCGGTGTTCGGGTCCATCGTCGGCTTGTTCAACTGGATGACCTTCTCGGTATTCAGGTCGTCCGTAATCCGTACCAGCCACTCGTCCGTGTGGGCCTGCTGGATGAGTTGACAAACCAACTCGCCGACCAGCTTGTGCGCCATGTGCAGGTTCGCTTCCTTCGGGCGCTGGATGGTGGCGCCTTGGATCATCGAAATCTGCTTGGCCTTGCCCGAACGGGACGATGAGTCGAAGCCCATTAGGTCGTCGTTCATGCCGGAAACCGACTGGATTTCCTGCTTGGCGTCCTGCATGAGCTGGAACTGCGACGACGCCGTGCCCGGCTTGGGCATCATGTCGATATCGTCCCGGTCGCCAATCCAGATCGCGTCGGGTCGTGCCGCCTTCATCTGCACTTCTTCCAGCGTCATCTGCGTGGCAGCAAACGCCTTCTGGCTGATGCGAATGCTGCTGGAAATCAGTTCCCACAGCAGGCGCGACCGACGGTGGTTGATCTCGCGCTGCGGGTCCTTCAGCGTCTCGATCATCGAGAACGGGTCGCCGTGCCGGTCGCGCTTGTGCCAGACCGGGACGAACGGCAGCCGCCCGTGCTTGTAGGGCGAGTCTTCACTGACGAGCAGCGTCGTGCCGCTGAAAACGTGGTAGCGCACATAGGGCACGTCCGCTTCGTAGACGCGACGGACCTGCGGCCCCATCATCATCTCCATCGCGGCGTCGTCTTCTGGATCGAACTCCTCGACCAGCCCGTTGTTGTACTCCATTACGAGCCGCTTGCGACTGGCTCGCTCCCACAGCTCGTGGATGGTGACGTGCTGCGTTTCGGGGTCGTTGTCGTCCTTCTCGTACATGTTCCAGTCTTCCAACTGGTCCCACATCGAAGGGGGCGGCACCAAGTCCACCACGCCGTCATAGACCTTGTAGTTGCCGTCAATACCGTCCTCGTAACCGTCGTACTCAAGACCCTTCTGGGAATACTTGGACCGCAGCTTCGGGAACGCCCGCAGTGCGTCGGCGTACTCGACCTGTCGCGACCAGATGATGTACCGGGCATCCGACAGATCGGCCTGCTTGGATTGCGGGTCCAGCCGCACTTCGCGGGGATCGCACCGCATCATCTGCACGGCTTCGCTGCGCGGGTCGGCATCGCGGATGTGGAAGCCGGTGTTGATCCAGCCGATGCCGTAGATCAGGCTGTCGCGGTAGGCGTCGATGGTGACATGGAAAGCGTTGTTCTGCCGCGCAACGAACTTGAGTGCGGCGGACATAGCCTGCGCGATGCCGTCGTCATCAAGGCCGACAGGCTTCGCCACCCAGTCGATGGGCTGCGTGACCTGAAGGCCGACCACGAGGTCAATGGTGGGCGCAATACGGTTGATGACGACCGGCGCTTGCCGGCGCTGGCGGAGGGCTTCCTTGTCGGCTGCCGTCCACTGGTCGTTGTCGTAGAACTCCCAGCACTCCTGTGCCCGGCGGCGCCAGCGGCTGTCAGCGTACTTGGCCTGCTTCAGCATCTTCTGAAGCCGCCCCACGAGCTTCTTGTCGGATTCTCCCTTGACGCCGGCGGTCGTGGACCGGACGTGGTTCAGCGCCGCATCCGGGCCGGCAACCGATGTCGAGTCATCCTGCCGGAACAAGTCCAGCAAGTCCTTCATCAACTCGTCCACTTGACCCTGCCTTTGGCTAGTACGCCATCCAACTTACGCTTGTGTCCTGCTGCCTTACCGTTCGCCAGAAACTCCGCTCCTCTTTCTGAAGCGGCGTCAATGGCCGGCTCATACACCCATACCGTAGCGCATCTGCGGCGTGATCTTCCATCTTGGTGTCAACATCTTCGGGGTTTGTCTTGGCCTGAAGAAGATCGACCATCTGGTTGATGAGGCTTTCGCAACTCTTGGCGATCATCAATCCGGGCATCTCGCCATCGCTCATCGGCTCCAGTCGAAGGTGAACTTGGTTCCACCCTTGCACGCGGTTCTTGTCGGCACGGTCCCAGATGATCCCGTACTTCGCGAATTCTTCCCCGATACTGGGGGCGCTGCTACCTCGCTTGTCCCAGATGTGGTCGCCGACCCGGTACGCAATCACATCGCCTGCCTCCTGTTCGACGGCCAACATCCACTCGGCGACCTGCGAGGCCGTCATCTGCTTGTCGTACAACTCGCGGTAAATCCAGATGCGTCCGTCGTAGTCCACCGCGCCGTACAGCACGCAGAACGGGGACGAGTAACCCC